TTCAGCAAGCTGCGCGATCAGCTGTGGTTTGCGATCGGTGACTGGCTGAAGGAAGGCGGAACATACGAAGCCGACGACAAGCTAGATCAGGAGCTCGTCGCCCCGACGTATGGCTTCGACGCGCAAGGTAGGCGGAAGGTGAGCAGCAAGGACGAGATGCGCAAGATCATCGGCCGCAGCCCTGACAGGGCCGACGCTCTCGGTCTGTGCGTCTACGAGCCGCCCGCGCCGGCGAGGGTCGTGGTGCTGTTCAGCTGACAAGACTGGCCGCTGCGTACCGACGGCCTGCGATCGCGCTCTGTGGCGCAATGCAAAGCGGATTGGCCGCCTCGGTGCGATGGTGGGCTGGCGCAGCGCTGCACCAGACTAGGCGGACCCGAGAGGGGCCGCGGGGTTCGAATCCCCGCCCCACTGTTCACATGAAGGAGTGTCACCATGTCGAAGCACGTGAAGCTGAATCGGAACTACAAGCTGCTCAACGCAGGCGAAAGCTGCGAGCTCTCGGACGCCGAGGCCGGAGTGCTGATCGCCAGCGGCGGGGCCACCGAATGCGCAGTCCCCGAGGGCAAGCCGCGTAGCCCCGACGCCCCCGCGGAGACTGAGACGGTTCCCCGCGCGGTCGCCGACCAGCTGGCCTCGGAGCTCAGCGAGATCCAGAAGGACCACGCTGAGCTCTTCGACGCGCACGAGCAGCTGAAGTCCGAGCACGCGCAGCTGACGGCCGAGGGCGTGGACGTGACGCTCGACCCCGCCACCGACGCCGTCATGGTCGCGAAGGTCAAGCTCTTCAAGAAGGAGAACCTCAACGCCGAGCTCAAGGACGACGGCCCGACCGCGCTGAACTTCGGCGCCATGGCCGACGTCGAGGGGAGCAACAAGAACTGGAGCAAGTTCACGCCGACCATGAGCGTGAACATGACGGTCGACAATCCCGGCCCTGCGGCGAAGCTCGCCCAGGACGCCGAGTACTACGTCTTCTTCGTACCGGTCAAGAAGTAGTTCACGGGCCCACGGGCCGAGCACTGAGGTCGCGACATGGCGGACAAGAACATCCTTCAGCGCGCGATTGAGTGGTTTCGTGGCGCTCCGCCTGACGTGTACGCGCCGAACTCGCTCGGGCCTGTGGGCCAGGCCATCACGGGAGCCCTGCCATACGGACTCCCGCCCCAGCGCGGCTCGCGCGAACTTGCTATCGCAGGCAAGCGCGAGCCGTGGCTCTACGCAGTCACGGACAAGATTGGTCGTTCGCTGAGCGCGGTGCCCTGGCACTTGAGCGTCGCGCGTGACTCCTCGGGCAATGCTGATCCAATGCGTGCTCGGCAGTACAACCGCTTCCGCGCGCAGATCACGAACACGTACGAACCGCAGGCTCGCAAGAAGTGGATGCGTGACCTGCGCCGCGAGATGGATCTCGAGCCCGTCTACGCGCACCCTTTGCTGGACCTCTTTGACAGGCCGAACCCGCTCCAGAGCGGCGTGCAGTTTCGCTCTCTGCTGGCGCGGCACATGGACCTCAGCGGCGAGATCTTCCTCGTGAAGGAGCGCAACGCTTTCGGGATGCCTGTGCAGCTGTGGCCCGTCCCGAACTTTTGGTGCCGACTGACGCCGTACTACGAGCGAAGTACCTTCATGTTCAGCTACGGCCTGTTCATGAAGGAACTCGCCGAGACCGAAGTGATATGGATGAAGCACCTGGATCTCGAGAATCCGTATGCTCGCGGCACGGGCGCAGGCTTCGCACTCGCCGACGTGATCGAGACGTTCAGCTACGCGCTCAAGACCGAGAAGGCGTTCTACTACAACAACGGCGTTCCGCCGATCATCGCCAGCATGGATGGCGCGAATGAGGATCAGGTCAAGGCCGTTCGCGAAGCCTGGGACCAGCGACACGGAGGCTACTGGAACGCGATGAAGGTGGCATGGGTCAACTTCAAGCTGACCATCGCGCAGCTGACGCCCAAGTTCGCCGACTCGCAGATGCTCGAGCAGCAGAACCAGAAGCGCGACACTATCATCCAGATCTACGGCGTGCCGCCTGAGGTTCTCGGCATCGTGGAGCACAGCAACAAGGCTTCCGCGGTGACATCGAAAGGAATCTACGCTGAGCAGGTACTCGTCCCGCGGCTGGAGGACCAGCGCGAGATCTTCCAGATGCAACTCGTGCCCGAGTTCGACGACTCGCTGATCCTGGACTACACGTCGCCGATGCAAGACGATCGTGAACAAGACATCGAGACGCTGAGCAAGGTTCCGAACGTTCTGAAGGTGAACGAGTGGCGCGGGCTCGGCGGCTTCGACCCTCACGACGACGACTCCGTGGGCGAAAAGATGTACGAGCTCCCTGCGACGGCAGTCGATCCCGCATCCGTGCAGCCGACCCCGACGTTCTCCGCTCCGAGAGCCCTGCGCGCTGCGCGTGGCGCTCGCTCGGAGGGCGACACAGGTGACCTGAGTAGCGAAGAGATCGAGCAGATGATTGCGGCGCTGGAGAAGGCCGGAAGCCTCGACGACCTGGCGAGCCTCACGGCCGACACGGTCAAGGACTTCGGCGACACCTTCCTCAGTCAGGTGAAGGACTCCTACGCCGACGGCACGGTCCCCGACGCGATGAACATGAAGGACCCCAACGTCAAGGATTACATAGAGGACCAGGCCGGCGACCGTATCGCGGACATCGACGACACGACGAAGCAGAACCTGCGCGACTACTTGAAGAAGGCTGTTGAAGACGGCAAGAGCATCGACGAGATGATCGACGATCTCGAGGCTGACGACAACCTGTCGTTCGGGGACTCGCGCTCGGAGGTCATCGCGCGGACCGAGGTGCTGAGCGCTTCGAACTTCGGTACGCTCGAGGGCTACCGACAGAGCGGCGTGGTCAGCAAGAAGGGCTGGATGGCCACGCCAGGGAGCGAGGGTAGCCGACCAAGCCACGAGGCGCTGGATGGCACGACCCTGGACCTGGACGACGAGTTCACGGACACGGCGACGGGCGCGACGGGCCAGCATCCGGGCGGCTTCGACGATCCGAGCAGTGACTGCAACTGCCGATGCTCGATCTATGCTGTGGTGGATGACCCTGAGACGAAGGCGCTGCGCGTTCACATGAAGCAAGACCATGCGGCGATCTTGGCGCAACGCGCTCCGCACGAGAAGAAAGTGCAAGCGGCGGCGAGGCGCGGGCTCCAACGCCAGCGCGACTTCGTGGTCCGCGCGCTGAGCAAGCTGTCCAAGTGAGGCAACATGAAAGTCACGAACGACGTGCGCGTGCAGCGGCAAGCGGAGAAGGACGGTCCGTGGATGGACGTCCTCTACTGTTCTGAGGTCCACGCGCAGAGTGCCACGCACGTCGGTCCTGACGGCGACGAGGTGTTGGTTGGCGTGGCGTTCCGTGTGATGGACCAGGCGACGTGGACCGAAGTTCCCATCGTGGAGGCATCTTGAAGATCACGTCCGAGTTGCAGGCGCAGCAGATGCGTCCCGACGGTTACTGGTTTGAGATCGCCAGCGCGATCGAGGTCGACGCCGAGGCGGGCCTGGCCACGCTCGCCGGCCCCACGGGCGCCGTCGCTCAGGCGGGCATTTACCGCGTCGTGGACGCCGCGACGGGCGAGGTGCTGGCCGCAACGAGCTTCACCGCGAATGTGAAGGCCCCGGAACCTGACCACGCAGTTTCGCCTCTCAGTGCAGGCACTACGGAGCCGACGAAGTGAAGACGATTCCAACGCTCGAGGACGAAGTGATGCGACTCGCCGCGCTGAATTGGTGCGGGAAGCTCGAGGTGAAATGGGAGTCAGGTAATATTCGCAGCGCCAGGAAGACCAACCGGGGCTACGTACGACACGATCACCTCGGCGCTGCGGTCGTAGTACTCGAGGAGTTGAGCACCCTGCGCGGTGCTCGCTTCTTCGGCGACACAACCATCGAGTTCTTTGACGGGACCACGAGCATGACCGTGGTGACCGAGTCTGTCAGGGTGAAGTGACATGAAGAACATCATCGTGTACGACCGAGAGCGCAAGGTGCCGCGCTACCTCAGCGACAAGGACTATCGCCGAGCGGACGCTGCGACTCGCTCCAGCGTGGGCGTGCGTCTCGGGTTGGGCTCTGTCGTGCGCAGCATGGAGAGCGACAAGCCTGGCACGCCGATCACCTTCATCTGCTCTACGGGCTCTGTCGACCGCTACGACAGCACCATCGCGGTCGACGGGTGGGACCTCAGCAACTTCGCGCGGAACGCGATCATGCCGTGGTGTCACAAGACCGAACAGCCTCCCATCGCGCGCTGGCAGAATTGGCGCACCGAGGACGACGCGCTCAAGATGGATGCCGTCTTCGTGCCGCTGGCATCGGACCACGACTGGGCGAAGTTCGCGCTCATGATCGAGGAGATGTACCGCAAGCATCTGATGAACGCCGTGTCGGTGGGCTTCATCCCTGTGAAGTACGAGATCGCAACCGACCGCGACGACGGCGAGTCGTGGATGCCGCCGATTGACTACCTCGAGCAGGAATTGACCGAGTGTTCCGCGGTGCCCGTGCCAGGCCAGGCCGAAGCGTTGGCCGAAGGGCGCAGCGTCGCGGACCCGTTCCTCAAAGCGCGAGCCGCGGGTGTGGACATGAGCCCCATGATCCGGCACCTGGAGCGCACCATGGAGGAGCTCAACGGTTCCGGGCTGTGGGTGCGGCGTGACGTCGCCGAGCAGCTTCGTACTGAGCTCGGGGGCTCAAAGACCTACAGCATTCCGGCGCAGCCGGGAAAGGAGCAGACCGTGGAACGCAAGAAGGTGCGGCTGGTCGTGGAGTGCAACGTCGCTGACGTGGAGCGCATGTGCGCCGAGCTCAGCAAGAAGGCGCGCAACGGAGGCGGTGTGGTTCTTCGCGCCGAGCCCGTGGAAGAGGACGACGGCGGGGACGCGACGGAGGCCTTCAAGTCTATCGCCAAGGACTTCGGCAAGCACGTCGCCGCTCTGGGCGACGTGACCAAGTCGCTCGGCAAGGCGAGCGACGCGTTCGGCGGTCACGACATGGCCTTCGTGAAGCATGCCGAGGCCTTCGGTACGGTCGCGAAGAGCCTCGCCGCGTCGGTCGACGCGCTGAAGCCCAACGTCGACCCGAAGAGCACGGCCAACAAGACTGCGCCGACGGGCGAGGCGCGGGGCGGCGCGAGCCACAAGCTGAGCTCGGCGAACTCGGCGGACCACAAGCTCGCGATGACGTCGGCGCGCGGTGCGCTCGACGCGCTGACCCGGATCGAGTCGCGGCAGAACGGCAACGACGCGGCCGATGGCGAGACGGGGACTGACAAGTCCGGCGCCGACAAGACGACTGGCACCGACGCGTCGGAGACGAAGACGGCGCCCACCCCGGTGACGCTGAGCGCCGAGGAGCAGAAGAAGGCCGCGCTGGAGGCGAAGGTGAAGGACCTCCAGCTGAAGCTCGACGCGGCCGAGCAGCGTGCCACTGGCAAGATCCCCCCGAAGCGCTCGTAGTCTGTAGTCCCACCGTCAACACAAACTGAATCACGCACGGTACGGGTCCAGCCCGATCCGCTTGCTAAGGAGAAAGCATGGATCTCGAACTCGTGGTTTCCCAGATGGAGAAGCAGCTGGCCAACATCGACTCCCGACTGGCGCAGACGCCCGTCACCACGAACGCCACGGACCTGGCCTCGCGGGCTGCGGCGGAGGCGCAGCGCGGCGAGGTCACGAGCGTTCACCGCGTCGCGGACGCCTTCGACATGTACGGAGGCAAAGGCTTGATGTTCGCCCGCGCCATGCGTGCCTCAGCCGCGCTGGTCAAGGCGCCCCACGGCACCGACCAGGCCGCGACCCTGCGCGCCTGGAAGCTGCCCGAGAACATGCTGGACCGGACCAACGAGCAGCGCGTCAACCGCGCCCTCTCGGAAGGCACGGGCGCAGCGGGCGGCACCATGGACCCCGATCGCTACGCGACGGAGGTCATCGAGATCCTCCGCGCGAAGCTCGTCGTGCTGAAGGCGGGCATCCCCTCCATCCAGATGGAAGGGCAGTCGATGACCCTGCCGCGGCAGGCGACTGACGTGACGGGCGCGTGGGTCGGCGAGCAGCAGGACGCGCCGGCGACCGGCCTGACCACCGACGCCGTCCAGCTGTCGCTCAAGAAGTACATGGCCAACGTCCCGGTCTCCAACGACCTCCTCCGCGACGCCATCGTGGCCGCGGACGTGCTCGTGCGCGACTCGCTGATCGCCGTGGCCATGCTCGCCCTGGACCTCGCGATGCTGCGCGGCGCGGGGACGCAGTACACGCCGCGAGGCATCCGCAACGCGACGGTGAGCGGCAACATCTTCAGTTCGTCCGCAGGCTCGGGTGCCAACACGCTGACCACGGCGCTGAGCGACCTGGCGAAGCTGGGCTTCCTCATCGACAACGCCAACGTGCCGCAGGTCAAGCCCGCGCTGTTCTGCAACCCGCGCTACAAATGGGGCCTGTACCAGCTGCGCGACTCGGTCGGCCGCCCCTTCTTCGAGGACATGTTCGAGACGAAGATGCTCCAGGGCGTGCCGTACTACGACACGACGCAGATCCCGAACACCCTGTCGGGCGGCGGCTCGGGCGGCTCGCAGGAGTCCGAAGTGTACCGCATCGAGGCGACGCAGTGGCTCATGGGCCTCGGCATGATGCCGACCATCGAGACCAGCCGAGAGGCGGCGTACCCGGACGCGAACTCGACGATGCAGTCGTCGTTCACCCGCGACGAGACGCTCATCCGCGTCGTGGTCCGCGCCGACCTCCAGCCGCGACACCCGCAGTCGGCCGCGGTCGCGATCGGCAACACCCTCCAGTAACGGAGGGAGGGCTCGGCGCTCCAGCCACGCATGGAGCGCCGAGCCCTTGACATCTTCGCGGTTATGCGCTGGGGCGCGTGGCCCCAGCCCCAGCCTTGTTGTGAACACCCTCTCAAGGAAGTGAAAGATGGGCATCACGAACCCGAAGAACATCGGATCTCACATCCGCTGTGTTGCGGCACTCGTTCCGCAGGCGTTGGCCGCGACCGCGGCTGCGAACACGGCGAACTCCACCCCGGTTTACAACCGGCTCCCGGACAACTACCCGCTGAGCATGACGCTCCACCTGCGCATCGGAGCGGTGACCGGCGCACCGACGAGCTTCAACGTCGTGGCGAAGGTCCAGGACTCGGCCGACGGTACGACGTTCGCGGACTACGTCCCGCCCCCGATCGCCGGCACGAAGCAGACTCTCGCGCCGCAGACTGCGCTGAGCGTGGTCCAGACCGAGGTGGAGGTCGACGTGGACCTCAGCGGTGCGCGTCAGTACATCGCGCTCAACGTCAACCCGACCTTCGTGGGCGGCACCTCGCCGACCATCCAGGCCGCTGCGGTCTTCGTCCTCGGTGGGCCGTCGGTCGAGCCGTTCTAGTCTGACCGAAGTGTGGACGCAGCGCGACGAAACCGTACGCGGAGCGCTGCGTCCATGTTGTACTTGATGCGAGCTCAGGCTAACTGCCTAGAGCTCGCTCTGTTGTGATCTGCCTCGCGCACGGGCTGAGCGCGATAGCGGGAAGTACGCACGGCCCATTTGATGTTCACACCTGAAGGAGTTTCGTCATGCCGTTCATCGTGCCGAAGGAAGAGCAGCAGACCACGAAGATCCTCGTGCAGTTCAAGCGCATCTGGCGCAACTTCTCCCCGGGTGACATCTCGTCCATCGAGCTCGCCGCGCGCGATGAGCTCGGCAACTTCTACAAGGAGCGCGACCGCGACGGGAAGCCCACCGAGCGCGACGCGAAGAAGATCGGCGACTTGCTGGTTCTGCAGATGGAGAACCCGAACCTGCGCACCGCGGTCAAGCTGACGGCGGACCAGGCGCTGCACCACCTTGGCCCGAAGGCCATGCTCGAGAACGGCTACGAGCCGGACGAGATCAAGGCCGCGCTGGCGAAGGCCGACGAGAAGACCAAGGAGCTCCAGAAGACGTATGCGGCTGGCGAGGCGCAGCGCGAGATCCACGGGTGGGTGGAGCAGCCCAAGGTCACGATGACCCCGCACTCCACGGGCCCGCTCCCGCTCCCGCTGAAGAAGTAGATTCAACACGACTTAGCTGGACCGCTCATTAGAGCGACCGACGTACGAGAGCCCATCCAAGTCCTCATGGACTCCTTGCTCTAACGTCTTCGGTCACTCTCTTGAGCGGTCCAGCGTTTGGGTGGTGCGCCGGGGCCGGGTGGCGGAGTTCCCACTGGGGTGAACTCTGAGGATGGTCCCCGGCGCACCGCGTAGTTCTGGGTTGAAGGGTGTTTTAGCTGTGCGCGCCGCGCTGGGCGCTGGGCGCATTTGAAGGCCCACCCGCTACATGGGCCTAGCCCCATGGCCTATAGCCCTCTGGCGGGGCAGCTAGGGGCCTTGCTTTGTGTGATTTGGCGCCTGGCACGGGCCACAACCGCGGGAGGCCTGTCATGGCGCATATTCGCTATCTTAAGGACCACGGGGCGTTCAACGCCGGAGAGACCGGCTCCATCGAAGAGAGCGAAGCCGCGAAGCTCGTGGCGCGGGGCGTTGTCGAGCTCCTCCCGCTGAAGCTCGCGGCTGCGCTGGCCATCAACCCGAGTAGCGAAGAGTTTGATGCCAAGAAGTTCCACGACGCGCACGCTGCGAACGACGCCGCGGCTGCGGCGACTGCGCGGATCACAGGTAAGACTTCCTACCCAAGTGTGAACGGCTACGACGTGGCCTCGGAGAAGTGACATGGCTCTGAATGCCAACGCGCTGATCGATCTGCAGTCCGTGAAGGACGAGCTCGGATACACGGACACGACGTACGACGCGATGCTGACGGGCCGGATCAATCGCGTCAGCTCGGCGATCGAGCGGTACTGCAACAAGAACTTCTTGATCGGTTACGTCACGGAGACGGCGCCCGGCCCCATCGTACGCAGCCCGCGGCTTCAGCTGAAGCGTGATCCGGTGTGGGCCGTGCAGTCCATCACGCAAGACGCCCAAGTCCAGCCGACGATCGTGAATCCTACGGTCTATCAGCTGGAGAGTTCCCGAACCGGCTGGATCTACCGCGCTGCGCGCTGGGCGACTACGGCGATTCGCCGGCCCGACATCGTCCAGGACTTTCAGCCGAACACGGAGCAAGAGTCCACGCTGATCAAGTACATCGGCGGATACATCACGACGAATATGGCGCAGACCGGCGCAGCATGGCCTGGCGCGACACAGACCGTGAAGGTCGGGACCATCTTGAAGGTTTTGCCGTCGGGATACCTGTCTCCGAATGAGCAGGTCTGGATGTCGTACATCACCCCCGACTCAGTCGGTACGGACTCCGGTGTTACGGGGTCCACGAGCCCGACGTGGCCGAGCCCCGCGACGGCTCCTCAACAGGCTGTGCTCGGAGCGCAGGGCATCATCCCAGGAGTGACTATCGTCGACGGAACCGTGACGTGGATCTACATGGGGACCGCGGGATCGGTCGGCACCGGGCTCGCAGGAACCGCGGTCACACTGCCCGACGACATCGTCGGAGCGGCGCTGGATTGCATCGTGAGCAGCTGGGCTTCCCGCGGTCAGGACACGAACGTCAAGTCGGAGTCCATCTCGGGCATCGCGTCGGTCAGCTACGGCGACCGGAACCTGTTCCCGCCGACGGCTCAAGCCATCATCGATCGCTACCGGCGCTTTATTGTCGCTTGAGGTGAGTCATGAACTTCTCGCACAGGTTCAACATCACGTTCACGGTTCAGAGTCCCACGGGCTCAGGGACTGCGGGTTCTCCCGACCCCACATTCGGCGCGCAGCGCACGATCAAGGGCCGTAAAGACACTATGAACCGACGCGTGTTCACGGCGGATGGCGAGGCCTATATCCAGGGCGATGTCTTCGTCACGGACCAGCCGCTCGCTGAGGGCGACCGCTACTGGGATGTCGGTACGGACACGTCGAACAACATGCTGAGCAAGAAGTTCTCGAGCGTACACAAGGGAGCGACCTTCGGGAACTACACGCTGTTCTATGGAGTGTTGTGATGGGCGTCAAGGTCACAGGCGCGAAGGAGCTCCTGGCCAAACTCAAGCTCTTCAAGGACCGGGCGAAAGCCGCAGCCAGCGCAGCGCTCTACCAGCGCGCACTCCAGATCATCGCGCTCAGCGACAGCATGGTTCCGGTTGATACCGGGCGCCTGCGCGCGAGTCACTTCGTTGGACTTCCCGATGACTCGGGCAAGTTGAAGATGGGTTACGGCGCGAACTACGCGATGCCTGTGCATGAGCGACTTGACGTGAAGCACGAGCATGGGCAGGCGAAGTTCTTGGAGACCGCATTCGACAACTTCGCGTCGTCGAATGCGGCTTGGCTGCGCGAGAAGACGGTAGAGAATATCCGCAAGGGTATCGCGATCAAGTCTGGCGGTTTTCCAACGACGCCCGAGAGCGGAGACTTGACGGGCGCCCATCACGAAGCACTCCGCATGAACCGCGCGCATGACCGGGCGCGAAGGAAGAAGTGATGGCAACCCTGTCTCCGGAAGTTGACATCGCAGCTGTACTCGTTGCCGCGACCACCGTCTTCAGCCCCGCGCTGGCCATGGACACCGACATCAAGTACGGCCCGCCCCGCGCGCCACTGAGCGCCGGAAACACTGCGCGAATCTGGATCATTCCGTATGGTGGTCAAGAGCCCGATCCTCTGATCAACGCCGCTGTGGACGGGAGCATCTACTACTCCAAAGTTCAGATCGTCGTGCGCGGCTTGGTCGAGGATTACATGGGCTCGCTGACGTTGGCGCGCAAGATCCGCGACGCGTTGCATACGAAGCATCCGAGCACGTACATCTCGCTCCGCGCGCTGAGCAGTGAGCCCATCTACCTCGGGATCGATGAGATCAACGAGCATCGCTGGACTATCAGCTTCGAAGCGATGTGGCGCGCGTAGTTCACCCTAACCAGGAGAGCAGCACATGGCGAACCTTGAAGTTGGCTATTCAGGCAAGGTGGAAGTCGCGGACGACACGAACGGGTCCCTCGGGACTTGGGTCGCGCTCGGAGCAACGAGCGAGGGCGAGATCACGCCCAAGAACAACACCGCGGACGTGACGCAGGTCAACCAGGCGGGCTTCGAACAGCGCCTCCCGACGACGCAGGACGCGGACATCAAGGCCAGCGTGTTCTTGCTGTCCGGCTCGGCGGACCCGGGGTACACGAAGTGCCTCACGTCGCTGAAGAACCGCGTGGAGATGTGGATCCGCGTCTGGCGTGACGCGACCACGTACAACCTCGCGCGGGTGTACTGCACTTCGGTCCCCAGCAAGATCGACCCGAAGAACCCGGTGAAGGTGGAGTTCAGCTTCGCGTTCAGCGGCAACCCGAACGGCTACACCATCAACAACCTGCTGACCGGCTCGCCGTACGCCGCGACCGTGATCCTCGGCATCGCGTAAGTCTGTCGCACACCTGGCCCGTCCAACTCGCAAGGGTTGGACGGGCCTCTCTTTCTGGAGTCGTACATGCCCGCCATCGTCGTAGGTTACGCAGGAAAGCTCTCGCTCGGTGGCGCTCCGGTCAACCCCGGCGCAGCTGAGGCAACGACCCAAGTCGGTGGAACCAAGGAGTACCAGATCACGAACGCTGTGCGCCGGGTCTTGGACCCGAACACTGCGATCGTGATCAAGGACGGCGTGAGTACGGTCTCGCCGGCGAACTACACTATCAACCTGATGAAGGGAAGCGTGACCTTCGTCAGCACGTATACGGTCGGCGGAGCCGTCACGTTCGCATCCGGGTACAAGTACATCCCGCGCGCAGCCATCGCGAAGGTCAGCAACTTCGAGGGCGCGCCTGTTCTGAACACCGCGGACGCGACGATGATCGGCGCGAACAATCCGAATGGCTACGAGCAGCGACTCCCGACGACGCTGGACTTTAGTGGTAGCTTCACTATCTTCAACTTCCTGGCCGACCAGTCGCTCCAGACGTACGTGACCAACAAGACGCCGATGCTCCTCGAGCTCGACTTCGATGGCACGGGCTCGGGCGTGACGCGCGCTTGGGTCATCATCACCGCGTGCAATAGCAACATCAAGCCGAAGGAGCTCAACAACGCGGAGTGTTCGTTCACGCTCTACGATCAGTCGCTCGCGGCCAACGCGCTCAACGGCACCATCTGCAACGCCGCGTTTGACTTCGTCGTCACGTAAGCGCACAACCTTCCACCCGGCGCGACAGCGCCACCACTGAGGAGCAGTACATGGCAGACCCCAAGAAGGACGATCTCCGTACGGCAGCGATCAAGGGCGACATCCGCTTCGACACGTTCGAGCACAACGGGCAGGTCTTCGGCGTTCGGCAGATGACGCCGCGCATCCAGCAGAAGCTGCTCAAGCACAAGGACGACCCGTCGGGCCGGACCGCGCAGCTGGCCATCGAGATCGTGTGCGCCGTCGCGCTCATGCTCGACCCCGAGGGCAAGCCGCTCGTCGACGAGATCAAGACCCCGGTCATGCAGGCCGTCATCGGCGACGACGGGAAGCCCGTCACCGAGCCCATGCTCGGCACCCGCGGCGAGCCCATCATCAGCGTCGAGGGCAAGGCCCTCATGCAGGCCGTGATGAAGCAGAAGGTGGACGCCGACGGTCAGCCGGTGTTCGACGTGACCACGAAGGCGAAGTACATGCTCGGCGACAAGCTGTTTGACGACACGTACTTCGAGACCTTCATGGACCAGGGCAGCGACGAGGACAGCTTCCTCTACAAGGTCGCGATGACCGCGCAGCGGGTCAACGACCGCGGCGACGCGAAGGCCCGCGCAAAAAAGTCCTAAGCGATCCGGGAACGCAGCTTCGGTTCTGGATCGCTGAGAAGTTTGGGCTGTTCCCCTGGGATACGCGGCTCTGGGCCATAACCATGGACCAGGAAGAAGAAGTCCAAGAGTGGTTCCGGCTCCGCAACCAGTGGGACGCCGAAGCCTACGAAGCCGCGAAGCGCAAGGCCAAACTCAAAGGGTGATACCATGTCGGCTGAGACGGATCTGCTTACAGTTTCGATGTCGGCCGATGCGGCTCCGCTGACCGCGGGTCTCTCTGCAGCAGAGCAGGCATGTGCGAAGGCGTTGGAGTCCACTGATCGTCTCAGTACGGCGCTCGACGCGCTGACTGAGGAGATGGCCGCGAACCGTGAAGCTGCGGACTCCGCTGGGGAAGCACACTCTGCGAGCGCCAGTGCCATCGGCATGGCGACTCAGGCTTGGGGCCTGGCGCTCGCAGCTGTGGAGAAGGTCGTTGGCGCACTCGTGGAGTTCGGCGACCAGGCCATCGAGTCCGCGCAGGCCATGGACCCCGGGGCTGCGATCAGGTGGTCGTCGTCTGTGGACGGGCTGCGCAGCGCGTGGGCCACGCTCACGGGAACGCTTGCCAAGCAAGTGATGCCCGCTATCGAAGCTGTGATGGACGAGTTCACGAAGCTGTTTCAGACGCTGGCAAAGTACGACTGGAAGGCCATCTTCGCAGAGCTCTTCCACATCATCGACAGCATCGTTCCGTACGTCAAGACCATCGGTACGGGCATCCTAGACGCGCTGACATGGCCGTTCCGCACGGCTATCAGCATGATCGAAGAGCAGATGGCCACGGCCATGACGATGCTCGGCGACATCATGAATAAGTTCGCGGGGACTGGGCTCGGTAAGCGCCTCGGCCTCGACGCGCACATTGGCGACGCGCTGGCCGAGACGGGCCGAGACATGACGGCGCAGGCTGCGAAGATCAAGGGCAGCTTCGCCGGCCTGGCCAGCGAGGTCGGTAACGGTATCAAGGTTGGGCTCACCGCAGCGGTAGATGCTGTGGCGGGCGGAGGTTCGATCAAGCGTCTGCAGGATGCCATGACCGTGAAGTCCTCGGGTCCGGGCAATGCGGACGGGCAAGTCGCCGTGACCAAGCGGATGATCGACATGGAGGCCACGGCCTTCGGCATCCGTATGGCCCACGAGAAGGAGATCTTCGACCTTCAGACCGTGGCTGATCAACATCACATCGCGCAGATTCGGCAGGAGGTTGCCGAGAAGAAACAGGCTGCGCTCGCGGAGTACTCGGAGGCGAAGAACCGCGTCGGGAAGGCCGAGACCAAGCTGACCGAGGACCAGGGCAAGAACGCCGACATGGCCACGATCGCGGCCGACCAGAAGGCGCTCAACGATGCGATGGCCGACATGGGCGTCAAGGGCGCCAACGCGGTCAAGCTGATGAGCGACGCTGTGTCGGACGAGGCTCGTGCGTCTGGCGTGTTGAAGGCGCAGGCTGAGGACACGAAGCTCGCCTACACCGAAGCCCGCGCGATGGCGGACAAGGCAGCAGAGGCAGCTGCGGCAGGGAGCCATAAGGGCGCGCTGGACGTCCGAGCGAGCGAAGCGAAGCAAGCCGCGGACATGCTCGAGGGACAGTATAAGCAACAGGCCGCGGAGGCCTGGACCGCGCAGGGCGCGGAAGCCAAGCTCAAGACGCAGACTGCGCACGAAGTCGCGCAGATTGGTAAGGACGCCACCGAGCTCCAAGCCAAGCGGCTCGAGGACGCTGCGAAGGTCGCTGCCAAGATCGCAGAGGAGATCAAGAAGAATCACGAGAGCGCACTCAAGGGCGCGGTCACGGGCTCGGCTGGCATCGTCATGGGCGGCGTGGAGGCAGCCGCTAAGACGGGCGACCCGATGGCCGCCCTGCTCGACGTCGTGATCGGCATCGTCGCAAAGAGCAAGGGCTTCACTGATCTGATGGGCGCGGTCAACAAGCTGCTCGACGATGTTGGCGGGGCGCTCGGGCAGCTGTTCGAAGGGCTGACGCCCATCATCCAGATGACCGAGACCCTCATCGCGCCGCTACTCAACGCGCTGGGCTCGGTGCTCGAGCAGGTTGGCGGGGCGCTCGTCGCCATCCTTCAGCCAATCATGATGGCACTCAACCCGCTGATCATGTCGCTGTCCGACCTGCTCGTGGCGCTTGGCCCGCTGATCCCGCTGACCGTGCAGTTCGCCATGCTCGTCTCCGGCGAAGGGCCTGCGCTGGACATTGCGGCCGAGGCGCTGAAGCTCCTGTCGCCGGCGATCGAGCTTCTTGCGAAGGGCATCAAGCTCGTGGTCGATGCCATCGCCGGAGTCTGGAACTGGATCGTCGACGAGATCGCCAGTGTGTTCAAGGCGCTCGAGGGCATCCCGCTTGTGGGAGGTATCGCCAAGGACGCCGCGACTGACATCGAAGCGATGAAGGTGCAGGTCAACGCGGTAACGCCTGCCGCTGAAGGTGCCGCCGCTGCGCTCACGCAGTTGCAGGGAGCGGGTACGGACATCACGAGCGCGTTCGGCGTCATGCGAAACGTTCTCGCAGACGCCAACGCGCGCAACTTGGCGAGCACCGAAGTCAGTGCGTACAACGGGCTCGGTCAACACGACGCGGGAAGCGGTGACTTGTTCAACGTAGCATTCGCCAAGGGCATGAACGATCAGGTGCTCGAGCCGCTCATCTCTACGATGAACACGGTTCAAGCCAACCTTTCGGGCGCGCAGTCCAACGATTCCTCGGCCATTGCTAAGGTCGCGATGGACGACGCCACCATCCGCGCGCTGCGGACGGCCATCGGACAGACCAGCGATCCCGCTGTGGTGGCTGCGCTGCAGAAACAGCTGACGTCGACCGAAGCGTCCGAGGTCCTCGATCTGGACGCGCAACGCCTGGCCGACGCACAGCTGGCCGTCCAGCAGGATCAGCTTACTGTGGCGAAGGACGCGCTCCAGATGCAGATCCTTCAGCTGGAGTACGACGAGGCGGGCCGCGAGGGAAACTCGGCCGCACAGGCCAGCCTCCTCGACGCGATGATCGCGCTTGGTGACGACCAGACCGCGGCACTCACCGCGAAGTCCACGGACCTGGACGCCGTCCAGCAAGCGATGGTCCAGCAAGCGAAGGACCAGGCCGCGGCCAGCATCTCCTCCAACGGCGCAACCAACGCAAACACGAAGGCGACCAAGGACAACACCCAAGCCCTGACGAACATGGTCTCGGGATTCAATACTGCGCGCTACACGTACAACGCGCAGGTGGACAGTGCGCGAGACGGGGCCGGCGAGACCGACGCGCAGCCTTGGAAGCATCCCGTGGACATGTCCAGCGTCACGGATGAGATCAAGAAGCATCTCCAGATGGTGGCGCAGTCCGGAGGCGGTTCCGGAATGCACATTCATGGCGACGTGAAGGTGGAGGTGGACTCGCGGGATCCGGGTACGTTCGCAGACCGGGTCGAGGCCGCAATGCGACTCAAGACGTTCAGGAAGCGCGGGCTCAATACGCCTGGCACTTCTGGAGAGTTCCCCTAATGCCAGCACTCGCGCTCAACGGCATCACCATCCCCATCGCTCGGGATGGCATCACGGTCGCAACCGACCTCGTGGGATCTGGCCCCGACCGTGCGCAGGACGGCTCCACGCGCTTCAACTACCAATCGCTCCGGCGACGATGGCAGTTCAAGACGGAGCGGATGCCGTTGATCGACGCCTCCTTCCTGGCCGCTATCATCGCGGGCCAGGGGGAGCGTTGGGCGTTCGATACGGACATGTACGGCGACAAGGGTCAGGGGCCGAGCGTCGCGCCTGGCACACCCACAGGCTCGTCGCTCGCTGCGGGGAAGTACGGCAACGCGCTCACTTTCACAGCTGCTACGGGCAACGCCGCAATATTCCCGACGCCGCCTGCGCCCGATGGATGGACTGTCTCGCTCTGGTATCAGCAGTCGGCGGGCGGGTTTGATCACTACTTCGTAACGGCGCTCGGCGATGTCGGCTCGGGCGGCGTCGCGACCGTGTGGAAGAACAACGTGGCGCAGAGCTCGTTCATTCCGTTCTTCATGACGTACGCAGCCGCGACGGGCATCTCGCTCAAGAGTCAGGCCGTCATCGCCAACTTCGACGATCTGGTCTTCATTCCTGCGCAGCTGACCACGGTCTCCGCAGCGATCCGCACTCAGCTTTACACATGGCTCACGACCAACGCCTGGAGCACTCCGTACCCGCGTCTCAGCGCGTCAGGCGACTTCCACACGGTCACGGTCCAGGCGGTAGGCAAGGTTGGGGACATGACCAACGCGATGTCCGTAGTCAACGGTACGTTTCAGGACAACGCACGGAAGCTCGACTTCGAGCTCTGGGAGTAGACAATGCGCGCAGACCGCAACGCTCAGCACCTTGAGTTCTTTACCAACCAGAGCCAAGCGGTCTTCATCCGCGTAGACATCCAGGAGCAAGTCTCAGGAATCTGGCGGGACATCACGCTGCGCAGCGGCTACAACATGCTGAGCGGCGCGAAGTTCTCCATGAACGTGGACCAGCCTGGGATGACGCTGGATCTCTCGATCAAGCGCGAGATCTTCCAGCTGTCGATGGCACCACTCATCACGAAGAGCAAGATCAACGCCGTGTCTGGCTCGTACAGTGCGCTCGTCCGCCCGAATGCCAACGTGCGAGCCTACGTTCAAGTTCGCGCGTCGGGCCAGGGCCCTGTCACTACGGGCCACGTGGACGGCGACGGCCTGGCAGGCGCATGGATCTGGATCTTTGACGGGCAGATCGACTCGCCTGACTCGGGCGCTGATCCGATGCAAGTGTCTTGCTCCGACTTGATCTCCAGGTTGCAGCGGACGTGGATCAAGACCGAGCGCGTCTACGGAGTGTGGCAGGCGAGCACCCGCGTCCTCAGCGGCACGGTCGTCGTTCCATCGCCGCAGTCCAGTATCACGCCGAACAACCTGGACGCTCCGACCGGCCCGTGGTGGCAGGCGCAGAGCACGTTCACGACCGGGACAACGGAGCCAACGTGGCTACTCACACCCATCGTGGGCACGTCCACGGTGACCGACGGCGCTGGCAACGTCTGGAAGTGCATCAGCACGAACGTCGCCGATGTCGCTGGCACCGAGCTCGGCGTCCACATGCAACAGATCCTCGACGACAACATGGGCGTCGGCGCCTGGGCACTCACCACCGTCGGCTCTACGTTCCAGTCGATCAACCCATATAAGCTCACAGGGATGTCCGTCTGGCAGGCGCTCCAGAACGTGGCGGACATCATCGGGTGGGTGGTGCGGTACGTATGGGACAACGGGAGCTCGACGTTCAAGCTCAAGTTCTTCGACCCGGTACGCACAGGCGGCTCGAGCGTTCAGTCGTTTCAGTCGTTTCAATACAACGACATCACGACGTTCAAGCAAGACATCAGTACAGTCCGCAACGACATCGACGTTCGCTACTTCAACAGCGTTGCGAACGTCGATGCCAGTGGCAATCCAATCGCGAGTACGGTGAACGTCCAGGACGCGACGAGTATCGCAGCCAACGGCGACCTCTACGCAGCCATCGCCGAGGGTGCGGCCACAGGCATCAACGACGCGACCACAGCTGCGCGCCTGGCCAACGCTGCGCTGACGGACTTGGCGCAGGTGCCGATCCAGACGCAGATAGAGGTGAACTTCCTGTGGTGGCTTGAGCTCAACGACCTTGTCACGCTGGTCCCCAACGGGCTCCAGTTTGACAGCGCCACGCTCCCGACCACGAACTGGAACGTACTCGCTGTTTACGGCATCGAGCTCACCTGCAGTACGGACGGCAGCGCAGATACGATGATCAGTCTGCGCAGCGCGCCGTGCTCGGGCGTCTACCGCTGGCACGACAAGCTCGCCGGCGGAGGTCGCAACGGTGGATCGGTCAAGACACTGACTCCCCACGGGGTGTCGAACATCGTGGCGAACTCCGCCCTCCGCGGGGCCCGCATCAGCTACACTATCCCCAGCGCACGGTTGGGCACCTACCGGCACACCGAGCTACACGTCAGCTCCTCGTCAGGCTTTACCCCGGCCTCCGCCACGCTGCGAGGCACAGGCACAGGCGGCTACTTCCTGCTCGGCGACCTGACTCCCGGCATCACCTACTACTACAGGCTGCTGCACAAGGACGCGCGGGACAACGCTGGCGTAGCGAGCGCAGAGCGCAGCTTCGTCGCCGGCCAGGTGCAGACCACGGACATTGCCAACAGTGCGGTGCTGCCCACGCAACTCAGCACCCCCCTGCGCACGTTCGCGCGCATGGTGATGCCAGTGGGCCCGGAGCTCACGTACCCTGGCAACGACATCGCGATCACCTGGAAGACAACGGCCGACATCGATCCCGCCGCAGGCTTCCAGTCCGACCACCAGAACTGGAAGAACATCATCAGCGACGGGTGGTTCCGCGTCCGCGTGCACATGCACTGGACGACGAACGTGGTGCCTGGAGATCGTCTCCAGCTTTACATCGTCAAGGCCACGGGCGCCACGGTCACGGCGTACTACGGGTCAGGCGTTGCGCTCGCCAATACAGACCGCGCAGGCGCAGACGTGATGTTCCTACTGTTCGAGGAAATCATCTTCATCGCGAAGAATGACCAGATCCGTATCCACGCGTCGCTCACTGGTTCGACCACGCTTGGCGCTCTCACAACGCGCGTCATGAAGGGTCCGGTCGTCGCTGCTACGCTCGCCGGCTCCACGACGGGTTGCTGGTGGGAGATCGAGCGGTTGCCGTACATCTAAGGAGCGTCTATGTCAGTCATCGACGTCATCGCGCAGAACGGCATCACAGTCGTCGCGCCTGCGGCGAAGCAACTGTTCTACATCGCGTCGCCAGGTCAGGCCGCTGTCGCTGCAGGATCCACGTTGCGCGGAGCTCTTCAGGACGTGGCCACCCTCTCAGCGTTCACGAACTCGTGGGTCAACTTCGGAGGAGGCGGGCCCACCTACGAGTTCGCTGCTTACTGGCTCAACTCGTTCGGCGAAGTGTGCCTTCAGGGCAGCATCAAGGCCGGGACCATGAGCGCGTCCGCGTTCACGCTCCCGGCTGGGCTGCGCCCCGCGAAGAATCATCAGTACGCAGTCGCGAGCTACAACGGAACCTCAAACATCTACGGGATGGTGGAAGTCACAGCCGCAGGTCTGGTCGTGCCCACAGTCGGCGCGAATAACCTCATCTCGTTGGATGGCATCAGGTTCACGATCTAGTGGAGAGTACTCTCACAACGCAGCGCAAGGAGCATCGCATGTCAACCGAAGAGCACCCTCCTGCAGCAGAAGCTCAGCACCACGAAAGGGAGGCGCTTGAGCTTCCTGAGCGCGGAGTGCCCGCATGGCTCGCCATCATGGGCGTCGCAGTAGGCATCTTCATCTCCGCATCTGGGGCAGTCGGGAGTTACGCGATCATGTCCTGGCGCGTCAACGACACGGACAAGAAGCTGGAAGTGCAGGCGAAGCAGATCGAAGACCTGCGCGAGAAGCAAGCGAGCCAAGCGGTCTTGATGGGAGAAGTCAAGATCGAGATGACCAACATCGGTAAGAACGTAGAGGGCCTGGATCGCAGGCAGAGTGAGACAAACGCTCTCCTGCGGGAAGTCATCGCGCACCTCCCGAGCATCGACCACAGCCACACCCACTGATTCCCGCTCGCCACTCGCGAACGGCTACGTAGCATCCACCCGAAGGAGCACCACCACCATGAAGCGAATCCTCTTGCGGTCCTTGCTGTTCACAACTGCCCCGCTCGTCGCGACCGCCGAGCCCTCCACCCTCACCTACGACATCGAGCGCCTGGCGCATGCGCAGAGCACCAGCGGTACGGCGGGCGGGGTGGCCACGCCCGCCGCGCCCGCCGCCGCCTCGAGCTCTGGCGGGGCTGTGCAGTCCCCTCCGACGGCACCCGCGGCCCCGTCCAGCGGGGGCTTCGGCGCCATGCTCTTGGGACTCCTGTCCTCCAGCTGGGAGTACGTCCTGACCTTGCTGCTCAGTATTCCGGTCATCGCGACCTTGCTGACTGCGCAGCGCAAGAAGCTCATCGCCGACGCGACCTTCCATGCGTTCTGGGCTGTGGAGGACGCGGTCTCGGACGCGGACATCAAAAGCCCGATCGTCGACAAGGCAGGCGCGGGCTTGAAGATCGCCAATCAGTACATGCTGGACCACGGGTGGCGGGGGCTGAAGCCCGGCGAGGTGGACGCGACGAAGACCGTGTTCAAGTCGATGAACGCACAGCTGGACGCGCAGACCAAGGGCAGCGACTCCCCTTCCTCGGCTCCGAGCCCCAAGTAACCGGGCTTCAGGTTCGGAGCAGCATCTTCGTGGAGCACGACGGACTCGGCGATATGTTCAGCGCGCCGATCAGCCGCGCAGGTGCGCGCGTCGAGCTCCAGAAGCCCATCGTCGGCGGGCTGTTCAGCTTCGCAGCCGGCGAAGCCGCGATGTCTAAGCAGCCCGCGGGTTGGACTCCGGACTTGCGCGTGAGCGCAGGGCTGGGCTTCAACTTCTGAGCACAACGCCCGACCATCCGCAAGGGTGGTCGGGCGATTTTCGTTTTCAACTGGAGTCCCAAATGCAAGTGGAATTTTCGCAATTGCAGAAGATCGCTCCTCGTGCTACGCTCGAGAGTTTCGTCGGACTCAACGAGGCCATGGCGGAGTTCGGCATCGACACGCCGCTGCGTGCAGCCATGTTCCTCGGGCAGCTGTCCGAGGAGTGCATTGAATTCACCACCTTCCGCGAGATCTGGGGCCCCTCGAAGGACCAGCTTCGGTACGAGCGGCCCATGCTGGCCGATGGCTCACTCGCACCGAAAGTCAATCCGCTTACCACGAAGGTCCCGACGTGGCAAGTCCTGGGAAACTGGCGGCGAGGCGACGGGAAGCTGTTCATGGGACGGGGCGGCATCCAGCTGACCGGAGGCGGGAACTATGAGGAGTGTGGCACGGAGCTCAAGCTGGCGCTGCACGAGCAGCCATGGCTCGCCGAGCTCGCCGAGAACCGCTACCGGGTGAGCGGCTGGTACTGGAGAAAACACAAGCTGAACGCGCCCTCCGACGAAGGCGACGTGCGGCGTGCAACGCTGCTGATCAATGGGCCCGGCCTGTATGGCCTGGCGCAGCGGGAGGCTTACTACACCCGGGCGCTTGCCGCTCTCGGGGCTGTGGCGGCCTGCAGCTAGGCGCCAGAGCCCGCGGCCTGTGCAGGCTATGCCACGGGCCGGGCCGCCTGCCGTTAGCCCTCTGGCGGGGCGTATAGGACGCCGAACTGGGCCTCGCCGGCCCGGGGCGCGCTCATAGACCCACAAACGCAGCGGGCCCGGCTCCTTTTCAGGAACCGGGCCCGCTTTTCGTCGTTGAAGCTCAGTCCACCAACCGCTGGCTACTTCGCCTCGGTCAGCTTGACGAATCCGTGCTTCTCGTCCCATCGCAAGTCGGCCATCCGCCCGCCCGCGGCGAGCAGCTGCTCGACCGTCTGCCCGTCATTCGTGTAGAGGGCGAAGCGCGCCTGGCCGTGCTCGGTGCGCTTGGGGTTCTCGGTCGCGAGAACCTCGATGGTCGACGAGAGCAGCGCGGCCTTCTTCAGCTGGCCTTCGGTCGGCGCCTTCGGCTCCTTCGGGGTCTCCACCTCGCCCTCGGTGGGGGTCGCGGCGGCGGGGGCGACCTTCGCCGGCTTCGCGGGCTTCGCGGGCTTCGCGGCGGGCGCAGCGGCGGGCGCAGCGGCGGGCGCAGCGGCGGGCGCAGCGACTGGGGCGGTCTTCGGGGCAGTCTTCGGGGCCATGATGTTGCTCCTGGGGATTCCAGCGTTTGCTGGTTGGATGCGCCGAGCACCATTGCTCGGTGTGAGGATGTATAGCGTGGGCTACGTAGGAGTGCAAGTTCTTTCGTACTTATTTTGCCAAGTGCCTGAATTTTCAGGTCTTTTTCTGAGCCTCCTCGTGCTCGTCATACAGGTACAGCCGGGCCACAGTGCGATTCCCAAGCTTCAGCCAGGCCGCGCTGACCTCCTTGCCTGTGGGCGCAGCGGCGACGAGCAGCCCCAGGAATGCCTTGATGGCTGTGCGGTCGTTCGGCTCCATCATGGTGGAGGGCCGCGGCTGCTTACCGCCCGGCCCGAGGAAGAGGTACGTGTACTCCTTCACGACTCAAACTCCTTGCCGCAAAAGCACGCCTGCGCCGAGATGGGATTCAACTCGGTGCAACCGCCGCACACCTTCGCCAGCTGGTAGCCTCCGGGCGTGGCGCAGTCCGCCCCGGGCACCGCATTCTCGCCCTCTCCGCGGAAGAGCTTCCGGGCCAGCTGGCCCGCCCCGTCCACGGCCCGAACGAGCAGTGCGTGTTCCTTGGTCAAGGTCTTCAGCGCCTGGCGCATGGTGCTCGGTCCACGATTTCGCTTTGCCATGGTCTGCTCCTTGTGCTACGATGAAGGGTTGTCGCGGAGATGTTGTGCGGCCATCTTCTCCACGCGCTGCGCCTGCTCTTCTTGCGGACCACGTTGGCCCGGCTCTGCGCGCCATGCCGCGGCGCAGCGCAGAAGGTACGCGTGATGCTCCCGTCGGTTCCGCAGGTTGTTGTCCGCTCCAAGAAACTTCCTCACGTGTACCTCCCAGGTACCGCGCCGACCCTACACGGGCCGGGCGCAGCGTGCAACCATGAACCTAACTGCGAGCCGTGGCGTCGAACGCCTTGCGCGACTGGCGCTTCGCCATCGGCCGCGCGCAGCGGGTGCAAGCGTTCAACCGAACCGAAGCGTGCTTCCCAGCTGCGCTGTTCATGCGAGAAGAGTAACCCGGGGCTTCGCAGGTTGCAAGCCCCGGGATGACGATTTCTTACTTCTTGTAGATGTAGCCCACCATCAGGTCCTTCTGCACACCCGTCATCAGCCACACCGCGGCCATGGCGCCCTCCGGCATCCCAATCTCGCGGCGGGCGTAGACCCACACGCTACTCACGCCGACGATGCGCCCGTCGAAGTACCGAGGACGCTGGCCGTAGCTCCAGCCCGTGGTCACCACACGCAGCGGGTTCTCGCGGTCCCGGGCATGCTTCTCGTACTGCCGACCGTCCATGTCGCGCATGAAGGCGGCGAGGTACGTGCCATTCAGGCCGAGCAGGTAGGCCTCCTTCCCAGCGATCATCTTCAGCTCGTACTGCGCCTTCTTGTTGGACGTGGTGGCCGGGGCCATGTGCGACTCCTGTGTTGCGCGGTGTGAAAGAAGAGTAGCAAAGATCGTCGCGCTGCGCAAGTAGCAGCGCGACGAATGTTGTAAAGCCGACGCTACCACCCGAAGAAGCTGAGCGTGTCGCACTTCGCCTGTATGCGGCGGAGTAGCTTGGGGCTGACCACGCCGCCCGTCACGCGGAGCACGCCCTCGGTCTGGTTGCACCACGCGGTCTCCTGACCGCTGCGCGTAACGCTCAGGCTGTACGCATTCTCGCGCTCCACCACAACCACCCCGCCCGCGTCGCGCAGGGTGAACGACTTGGGCGGGGTGTTCATGCTAGGCCACCTTCACGGCGAGCGTAGTGCCGCAGGTGTGGTTCCGCATCTCTAGGCTGTAGGCCTCGGGCTCCTCCGCGTCGGTGGGGTCCGCAGGCACGTCCCAGGTCTTCGGGTCGGGTAGCTGCGCCCATTCGGCCGCGGTGATCGCCACGCCGCACTTCGTGCAACGTTTGGGAAACTCGCCGGCCACTGGGGTCTTCATGCTGGGCTCCTTGCTGCGCGGCACCATTGCCGTGAGAGAAGAGTAGCAACCCTTCTCCCGCGGCGCAACAACATTCGTCACACCTGCTCGCCGTTGGCATCGCGCGCCGTGACGTGGTGGGTGTGGCCACACCCGCGGCACTCAGCCAGGAGGTCTTCGCTGCCACCACCGACCAGCCGACCGTCTTCGGTCATGTTGGCGTGGCAGGACTCACAGAGGAACTTGCCGCCCATGCCCTGGAGGCGGATGGTGCCCTGCCGCGCAGGGGCCAGCTGGAGGGTGACGTTGCCGTCGCAGGAGGTAAGCTTGGCGGCCTTCAGGGAGATGGTGGGCATGTGCGGCTCCGCGGCGCTTGGTTAGTGGGAGAGTGTTGCGCGCCTTGTGAAAGAAGAGTAGCGCGGGCTCACGGGGAACGCAAGTGCTTTGTGACGAATGTTGTAAACTCGGCGCAGGCCCCGCGCTGCGCCGAGTTTACGAGTGGGCTACTTCCCCAGAATCACGATGCCCTTGCTGACATCCCAGCGCAGGTCGGCCATGGTGCCGCCGAGCGCCAGGAACTCCGCGACCGTAGTCGCTTTGTTGTAGTACGCATCGAACCGGGCCGCCGAGGCGCCACGCTTCGTGACCCCGGGCTTGAAGGTGAGCGACTGCGCGGGGTTCATGGCCATCGGGTTCTTTCGGCCCATTCGGACCACGTCGGCCACATCGCCGACGAGCTTGGCCACGGGGTCCACGGTAGGCCCCGGCTTCGGCGTCGTCACCTCGGGCTCCACAGGCAGCGCAGCGGGCGGAGGCGACTTCACGTGGGGCGCCATGGCCACCTCGGCGGGCCGCGGGGTGACCAGCGGGCTCGCGGCCTGTGCGGCCTGCTTCATCTCAAACTCCTTCTGGCCCGCGTTCTCGGTGGCGATGTGCAGCTGCTCCAACGCGCCGAGCAGCTTCTCCCGCGGGATGCTGGGGTCGGCCTTCTGCGCCTGGAGCCCGTGGCCCTTCGCCAGGCCGACGAGGCGCTTGTGGTCCAGGTGAAGCTGCGGCATGGTGTACGCGGCCCACAGTTCGCGCGCCTTGATGACATGCGCCGGGGCAGACGTGGTGGGCTTGACTGCGGACTTCGGGGACTTGGTTGCCATGGTGAAGCTCCGGGTTCGACGTGGTTGCTGCGTTGACTGCGCCCTACAAGAGGAAGAGTAACCCGGGGCTCGCAGGATTGCAAGTCCCGGTTGTACGATTTGTGACGATTTGTTACGGAACGAGCTTGAAGATGCCGTGGGCCAGATCCCAGCGGAGGTCGGCGCGCGTGCCGCCGAGGGCGAGGAACTCGCCAACCGTGGTCGCGCCGCTGTAGGCTTCGAACCGAGCCGCGCAGGCGCCACGCTTGCCCATCCCGTCCACGGCCTGAATCTTCGTGTCCGGGGCCAGCTGCGCGGCCTTCGCCTTCGCCGGCTTCGCAGCCTGCGCGACCGTGGTCGGCGCCTGGCCCATGCGCTCGTCGAAGTAGGCCGCGGCCTGCGCGTTCGTGGCGTTGTCAGTGGAAATCTCGCAGGTCTGCCACACGCTCTTCGCGGTCTGCCCGTTGGCCTTGCGCCCGCGGCCGATGCCCGGCTCCTCATTGACCGCCTCCGCCCCGACCAGCCCTGCGGCGTCCAGCTTACCGAGCGCGTTGCGCGCGGCCGAGGCGCTGATGCCGAAGTGCTCGGCGACGTCCGTGGTGTGGACGGCGAACTCGGCGAAGACGTAGAGGTAGATGGACTTCAGGTCGGTGGTCATTTGCGGCTCCAGGCGGCGAGGTTGTTTGTTGCGCCGTTGAAAGAAGAGTAGCGCAGGTGTTCCGGTAATGCAAGCGACTATCTTCGGGTTCGTGACGATTTCTGTAAACTCCGCGCAGCGGGCAGGCTGCGCGGAGTTTACGAGTGGCCTACTTGGAGACGACCGCGTAGCCGTGCGCGAGGTCCCAGCGCAGGTCGGCCATCTTCCCGCCGAGCAGGATGAACTCGGCGACCGAGGTGGCTGCGCTGTACTTCGCGAAGCGGGCGAAAGACGACGTGCCAGGCCGCTTCGGGTTTTCAGTGACGAAGCGCAGCCCCGTGACCGTGGTGTCGGTGCTGACCACCTTGCGCATGTCCCGGAGAACGGCGACGTCGGCGTACTTCGGGGAGGTGGCGTTCTTCAGGACGTTGGCGGACATGTGAGGCTCCAGGTGTTGCGTGAGGCGCGGGATGCGCCGTTGAAAGAAGAGTAGCAAGGTTCTTCAGGCGTTGCAAGTACCTTCTTCGTTTTATTTACTTGACCACGGTGACGAACCCGTGAGCGAAGTCCCAGCGGAGGTCCGCAGCGGTGCCGCCGAGGAGGAACATCTCCGCGATGCAAGTAGCAGCGCAGTAGCGAGCGAACCGGGCCGCCGAGGCGCCACGCTTGCTGACGCCAGCCTTGAAAGCAATCTTCGTGACCTTCGTGCTGTTCGACTTGACGGTACGGAGATCGCGGATCGAGCGGGCCATGGTAGACTCCAGGTTCAGCGGGTTGACTGCGTTTGTGAGAGAAGAGTAACAGACTTCTTTGAGCGCTGCAACTTCTTTCTTCACTTTGTTTCGCGGCTTGCTGCGCACCGCACCGCGTCCCAACAAGAGAGAGGATAGTACCATCCTCTAAGGAACGCAAGCCCCTCGATGACGATTTCTGAAGAAAGTTCCCAAGTGCCTGGAATCACTTGGGAACTTTCGAAGGCCGCTACTCGCAGCGTGCCGCGTGGATGCTGGGCTGAATCGCGACGAAGGGCCGCGGGGCGCTGCACAGGCCGGCGATGTCGTCCTCCATGGCCTGTGCAGCGTAGTCCAGCGCGTTCCAGGGAGCCTGCGCCACAGCCTCGAGGCGCTCCTTGGCGCACCGTGCGCAGCCGCAGAAGCGGCTCTGCCCGCCGACGCACAGAGCGTCCTGCTCTTCCTTCGGCATCTCACGGCCACAGTCTACGCAGGCGTTGTTCAGGTAGCTACAGCCGCCAAGCTGCGCGCAGCGCGAAGGGTCCGTGGCGCTCGGCACGTCGTCGGCCAGCTGGAGTGGCGCCTGCTCGTACTCCGGGCGCGTGGTGGTCACGCCAGGCGCGTACTCCGGCTCCACCACGGCGATGGGCTGGCCGCAGGTGTGGCAGTCCGCCGAGCCGCCGAAGATGTGGCCGTCGCGCTTGCACTCGGCCGCGCGGTCCGCCAGGTACTCGCCACGGTATGCGTTCACGCCCTGCGCAAGCGCCGCGTTGAAGATGTGGCTGGCCAGGTACTCCGCCGCCTCGGTCAGTTCCGCGTTGTTGCGCGGGGTCCGCACGTTCACCACGATGCCCTCGGCGCGGGCCATGGTCACAGCCGCCTTGTAGCGGTCCATCCGGCCCTCCACAGTGTGCCTGTAGTCCCGCTCCGACGTGAAGGTGGTCTCGTAGCCAGTCTGGAACCCGTAGTCCTTGCAGGCGAAGAGGGCGTAGTGGAAGGCGTCCTGAATCTTGCTGGCGTCCATGGTGTGACTCCGGTTCGGCGTTGGCCGCGCCCTGTTGCGCGGTGTGAAGGAAGAGTAACCCGGGGCTCGCGGGATTGCAAGCCCCTTCTTCAAGTTTCTTCAAGCTTCTTCGCGGGGCATCCGGGTCCCGCAGCTGTGGCGCCCCACGTACATCTCGGAGCCGTCGGCGTACTCGTAGCAGGTGTCATCCCCGTCCGGGCTGGCAAACGCCTTCCCAGCGCGCATGTCGGCTTCGCCCTGCGCGGCGGCCATGTCCCGCACCTCCCGCTTCCGCTTACCAGCCACGATTCGTGCCACAGCCATCGCGTACTCCGCCTGCGTGCCCTGGAATGCCGTCGGATCGTAACCCATGTTCAACTCCTTGCTGCGCGGAATTGCGCGGTGTGAAAGAAGAGTAACCCAGGGCTCGCGGGATTGCAAGCCCCGGGTCACAATTATTTTAGAAGTGCTTATCGAACTCCGCCAGGGCCATCGCCTCGGTGTACGCGGGGCCGCGGTAGCCGGACTGGAAGGCCTCGGCGGGACCAACGTTGTGCCAGTAGACCCCGTCCGCGCAGCCGACCATGTTGGCCTTGATGAGATGCCTGGCCAGGGCCTCAACCTCGGGGACCGTGACGCCCACGGCCTGCGCCAGTTCGTTCATGTTGGGGTCCATGTTGTGGAAGATGAACAGGAAGGCGGTCTTTATCTTGTTGCGATCCATTTTCGGCTCCTTGTTGCGCGGCACCATTGCCGTGAAAGAAGAGTAGCACAGCGCTCGGCGATTGCAAGCCCCTTCTTCAAAATAAAAGCGGGGCCAGCTGCGCGGCTGGCCCCGTGGTGCTCAGCCCGGATAGCTGGCATCCCAGGGCGCGCCCGTGTAGGCGTTCCACCCTTCGGCTTGGCCGCACAGGAAGATGGTGGCTGCGAGCCAGCTGGCGTAGCGATCCCACGCGGGCCCTGTGGCGCACTGTGGCGGGCGCAGCGCGTAGATACCCACCACAGCCGCGCAGTTCACGGCACGCTGCGCGTAGTCGACCTGTTCGCTGATGCTTTGCGCACAGTCGTTGGTCGATTCGTGACCGTAGCGCATCCCGCCATCTTGCATGGCAGCGATCGCCAAATGGTAGGCCCGCTGCAATGTATCCTTATTCATTTGCGTCTCCTTACTGCGCGGCACCATTGCCGTGAAAGAAGAGTAGCACTGGCTCCCACCGAACGCAAGCCCCTCATCACAAAAACTTCACGTAACCCTTTTTCATGTCCCATGCAAGATCCGCACTCGTACCGCCCCGGGCGTGGTACTCCGCGACCGTTGGGGCGCCCATGTAGCCGGCGAACCGGGCCGCCGAGGCGCCACGCTTCGGGTTCGCCTGTACGAGCCACTCCAAGCGCCGCACGTCGGCCAGAGCGTGCGCAGCCACACCTGCGGCGACCTTGACCCCAGACAGCTTGGTAACGACGAGCTCGTTCGGCAGGCCCATCCGCCTGCAAGAAGAGTGCGCCCGGCGCTCGCCCGGCACAAACCGCTTGAAGTAGAAGACATGATCGCACGCGGGGCATACACCCTTGAAGCCTGTGGTGGGCGGGGGAATGACCGCGTCGGCTTCGCTGAAGTACCGCTCGGGCTTGCACCCGAGCGACACGGCCCACCTCTGCCAGAGCGGCCCGTGGCCTGCGGCGTAGCCTGCGATCGCGTGGGCGATCTCGTGGAGGATGGTGTCTAGCACAGCGGGCCGCTCGTTGGCTTCGGTCAACTCCACTGACAGGCAGATCTCCATGGCCTCATACTTGCACATCCCGAAGGACTTGGAGCTACGCACGAAGCTGAACACCCATCGGGCGTCCAGGTAGCGGGACATCTCATGGCGGGCCAGTTGCGCAGCTTCGATCAGGTTCATGTGGTGTTCTCCTAGCGAGAAGGCAGGTGTAGCAGAGCTCGCGCCCCAACGCAAGCGGCCCGATGACGATTTCTCGCCAACGGGCCGCGGGTGGATGGTCGGTTCTCAAGCGTACCACAGATCGCTCGAGCGGTGTAAGAAATCTTCGAGCGTCGGCGGGGCGGTCAAGGTCGGTTCTCAAGCGTACCACAGATCGCTCGAGCGGTGTAAGAAATCAGCGCAGCCGACGCTCTCGGTGCTTTGCGTCGGCTGCGCCGGACTTTGCGCCCCGTTTGACAGCCAAACCGCGCCAGGCGCAGCCGCTTGGCTTTACAGCGTAGAAAGCCCCTTGTGGCTACCCGCGCCCATGTGCTAGCCCGCCGTCGCTCTGGCGGGGCGCCTGGCGCTCCGATTTTGCTTGCCAAGCGCCCCGCAGCGTGCCAACGGCTCGGCTAGCGGTGTCGCGTGGCCAGGTCGCCCTTCAGAGCGTCCAGCAGCGCGGTTTGGCGCTTGCCCTTGGACTTGAGCGCGCCGAGCACGGCCTGGTCGATGGTATTCTTCGCGACGATGCGCGTGACCACCACCCGCTCCTTCTGACCCTGCCGCCAGATGCGCCGGTTGAACTGCTCGTAGAGCTCGAGGTCCCACGTCAGCCCGTACCAGATCACCGCGGCCCCGACCTCTTGCATGTTCAGGCCATGCGCCACGCTCGCCGGCTGTGCAAGCAAGATGGGAAGCTCGCCACGGTTCCACTTGAGCTCGATATCACGCTGCTGCGCCGTGGTGGTCCCGCCTCCCAGGTGCGGTACCGGCCCGTCGCAGTACGGCGCGAGCGCCACCTTCAGCCGCTCCATGTCATGCTGAAACTCGTACGCGATGAAGGCGGGCTTGCCGCTGAGCTCCTCGATCAGCGAGATGAGCGCTTCGGTCTTCGCATCGTGCAGGTGCTCCGACTTGCGCTTCTTCTTGCCGACAGTGACTTCGTCGTCGCCCATCAGGTAGAGCCCTCCGTTAGCAATCTGCCTGCACTTGCCAGCGGCGGACGCGGTGTTCGGTGCGACGACTGCCTCGTCACGAATCTGCGTCACCAGGAGCTCCTCCATCTCGTCGTACACCTTGCGCGCCTTCTCGGGAAGCTCGACGGTGATGGTGTTCTCAATCAGCGGCGGGAGCTCGAGGTAGTCGGCGCCCGACATGCGAAGTACGTACGGCCTGATCGCCTCGGTGATGGCCTCCTCGGCCCCCGCGCGCAGCGTCCACGTGAAGCCACCGAAGCCGGTCTGGTCGAAGTATTTCATCCGGTAGTGACTGATGAACTTTCCGAGCGACTTCCCGAGGTCCACGATGTACATCTGTCCGAAGAGGTCCATCATCCCGTTGGGCGATGGCGTTCCAGTCAGGATGTAGCGACGCTTGAACTTCGGAAGTACCGGGCGCAGCGCCTTGAACCGCTTGGTCGTGGTGTGCTTGAAGCGCGTGCTCTCGTCGACGATGAGCATGTCCCACCAGAATCGCTTCTTCTTCGGCAGCTTCTTCATCGCCGCGAAGAGCCACTCCAGACCCTCCGGGTTGATGACGCTGATGTCGTGCGGCTCGAGGAGCAGAGCATCCTTCTTCGGACCGTGCAACACCGACACTCGCAGGTCGGCGAAGTTGTCCCATTTCTCGCGCTCGTTGGGCCACGCGCTGTGAGCCACGCGCAGCGGCGCGATCACAAGTACGCGCTCGACCAGCTTCTGCCGGCGAAGTAGGTTGGCGATGGAGTAGCTGATACTCGTCTTCCCCAACCCGGGATCGAGGAACAGCCCGCCGAAGGACTGCGCGACGCCGAACTTGATGGCCTTCTTCTGGTAGTCGTGTGGTGTGTACTTCATGTGACCTCCGGGGCTTCGAGGAAGGTGTCGATGAGTGACTTGCCTGCGGCGATGTCGTCGATGACGAAGACGGGGAAGCCCTTCTCCATCATCTGCTGATGGAACGCCGCTTGCTGTGGTGTCGCCGCTCCGCCCGGCTTCTTGAACTCGATGAACAACGTGCGACCCGCGAAGAGGAACATGCGGTCAGGCCATCCGCGAGCACCGAGCCCATTCATCTTGCGAATGAGGCAGCCGCGCTTCTTCGCATGTGCCACCACTGACTCCTCGATGGTCTTCTCTAGTAGCGGCACGGGCCACCCTTGCTCTTGCTGTACGGGCACCACCGACAGGACATACTCGGCTTCGCCATGAAGATCGTGTCGCTCAGCATCGGCTTGACCCGCTTCTCCCAATTCTTCATCAGCGCAGGGAGCATGTCGCGGGTGACCACGCCCTCCGGACGGCGTACCGGCTCCGGCCCGTGGTCGGTGAAAATCAGCTGGCCTGTGGCGCGCTCCAGCTGCGGCTGCTTCAATAGCGCGACCACGCCGTAGATGTTCAGCTGGTCGTCGTATTCACCGTCGGGCTTGTACTTCCCCGTCTTCCAGTCCGTGATCCATGCCTCGTTCTCGTCGACCTCGATCACGTCCATCTTCACGCGCAGCCATGCGTCCTTCGCGAACCAATCCACTGGGCGCCATTTCACATCGAACGCGAGCTCTTGCTCCACGTAGACGTTCCCGCCCGGGTACTGCGCGCGGAGTTCGTCGAGCTTCGGCCGTACAGCGACGAGATCCTTGTGCAGCGCACGCGTTCCGCCGACGATGTACTGCTCGGCCGCGCTGTGGATCGCGATGCCGCGGGTCATCGCCGGCCCACCCGGGTCGGGCAGCTTGTCAATCTCCTTGTACTTCGTCTTCGCGGGGCACTGTTCGTAATTCCCCAGTCGGCTGATTGACCACGCCGTCAGGGTCTTGGCTTTGGTTGTCTTGAACGTCATGTCAGGCCTCCTCATACTTCGTGAGCTCGCCCCAGTTGGGACCAGCCTTCCCGTCGCTGATCATAGGGACACTCATCTCAATCGACGACATCACGTCGTTGAGGATGGTCATCTCCTTTCGCAGCGCCATCTTCGGTGCCGACGCGTTGATCTCGTCGTGTACCGTGACCATGAAGCGCGACTCCTTCTTGACCGCGTCGTAGCGGATGACCGCCTCCTTCGTGCAGTCTGCAGCGCTGCCCTGGACCAAGTAGTTCAGCAGCTTGTAGTCGAAGTGCAGCCACCTCCCCTGATGGAGTACGGGCGGCTCGCAGAAGTAGAGACGCCCGCCCCACGTCCGGAGCGGCTGATTGTTGCGCGCACGCTCCTTGATGTCGCGCTCCATCTGACGCAGGTCGGGGATCGCAGCCTTCTGCGCTGCGCGCAGCTTGCGCGCAGTCTCCACGTCCACGCCCGTTCCCGCGGCCAGCTTCCCGACGCCCATCCCGTAGAGCATCCCGAAGTTCAGGATCTTGACGGGGCGACGCTGCAACGACTGGCCCGTGACGCGCTCGATCTCGCCTTGGACGAAGATGTGGAAGTCCATGCGTGGGTTCGTGCGATAGGCCGCACACATCTTACCGTCCTCGAAGTGAGCGAAGATTCGGAACTCTTGCTGATTGTAGTCGCGGTGCATGAAGACACCACCCTTGTCGGGGATGATGTACTTGCGCACAAGCGGGAGCTCGGGAATGCCGAGGAAGGCGGGGTGGATGTACCCGTCGCCCTTGTCCATGAAATCCTTGCTGATGTTCATGAACCTCGAGCAGCTGAGGCGCCCGGTACGAGTGCCCTTGCTGGCGTTCGCGCCATGTCCCTCCTGCGCCTGACGCACTTGGTTCCACGACGTGAAAATGGATCCGGTCGCTTGCGCCTGCGCGAGCCACGGCTCCATTGACATCTTGAGCACGGTGATCAGCCGGTTGCGGTAGCCCAACGCAGCCGCGACCTGAGGGTCGAGGATCTTGTCGATGGTGAGGTTCTTCTTTGCCACCGACTTCTTCCCCGACTTCGGCGTCATCACCCAGTCAGTGACGAGTTCGTTGGCGTCCAGCGCAGCCGCGACCTCCGCGTCCGCGTCGAAGTTGATGGAGTCGTTGCCGAGCCGCTTGCGGAGCCAGTCCTCCGACGCCCCGAGTGACTTCTGGTAGACGGTCACGTCGCGGGCCAGGCGGTCCACGTCGACGAGCATCCCCTCGCGCTCGTTGCGATACAGGATGGGCATCAGCCGGAGCTCGCGCTCGTACGCCGTACGCATCCCCTCGTCGAGCGTCGGGTAGATCAACTCGTAGAGCTTCCACGTACGGAGCACGTCGCCGTTCGCGTAGTCCCCGACCAGCTTGCCCGGTGCCTTACAGATGAAGGCGCCCGCGTCCTTCTGCTTGAGCGTCTTGATGAAGCCATGCGCGAGCAGCCATTGCTTGACCGCGTCCTGCTCTTCAGGCGGCATCCCAAGCAACGCGTCGGCGCTCGGCTTCAAGCTCAGCGACATTGCGTGTGGATTGTGCAGGAACAGCAGGAACATCGTGTCGTCGTACTCGTCGTGATTCAACATGCGCAGGCCCCAATGCTCATGGGCCACCGACTGATCGAACTTCGCGTTGTGGAAGATGACCAGGTACTTCCCGCCCCACACCGCGGTCAGCGCGCGACGCGCTTGGCTCTCGGTGCAATTATTCTCGACGGGGTGCCCGAAGGCCCAGTACTTGGACTCACCGGAGTCCGGGAACATGATGCTCACGCCGACGGGCTTGGGCGCAGCGTTCTTCGTGTCGTCGATGGCCTCGGTCTCAAAGTCCACGACAACAATTCTCTTCGACATTGGCTACTCCTGTGAGGGTGAGGCGCCTACTCCACACCACAAAGCCCCACGAGCCGAGTAGCTCGTGGGGCAAGTGCTAGGGAGCGAGGTCTAGAACTTCCGCGGCGTGACCTTCTTCGCCGGCTTCGCCTCGTCGGACTCCGGATTGAACTTCCCGTAGGGGAAGGTGATCTCCTCCTTCACCGACTCCAGCCGCGCCAGGATGGGCACGATGAACTCCTGCCCCAGCGACTCCACGACCCGGAAGTTCATCTTGAACTGCGTCTTCGCGTCCGGGGTCAGACTGATCTCCGTGATGACGCCGAACGGCGGGCGCTTGAGCGTGGAGGCGACGCCCTTCACGTAGTGCGCCCACGGCTTGACAGAGGTGACCGAGACCTTCGCGTAGAAGATCTCGGCGTCGGGGACACCCTCCGGCGTCAGGCCGTTGGCGCTGATGATGGCCAGGCGCCGGATGTTCTTGCACGCCTTGCCCTTCCCGGTGTCCGCCGTGCCCCACTCATTCTGAGGGCACCCGCTGCACTCCGCCGCTTGCTTGTCGCCGGCGTCCTCGTGCGGTGCCATGCCGTCCTCGACGTGACCGAAGGCGTAGCAGTTCGGCGAGGCGGGGGCGTCGGCGTCGAACTTGCCCTTGTAGAAGACGTTCTCGTAGACGTGGTCGAGGATGATGACGAGGATCTTGTTGCCCTCGACGGGCTGACCGCCCACGGACAGGATGCCGCCCCGGGTGCCGATGAACTGGCCCGAAGGGGTCTGCTCGCGGTCACTGGTCTCCTGCGCGTACTTCGCGAGCTCCTCCTCCCAATTCATCATGGCCGTGGACTGCGCAGGCGCGGCCTTGACGGGCAGGGTGGGCTTCGCAGCGGGCTTTGCGACGACGGGCTTGGCCGCTGGAGCGACGGGCGCAGCGGGTGCGGCCTGCGCCGGGGCCGCGGGCTTCGTGGCCTGTGCGGCGGGCGTGGTGGCTTTGACGACGGGCTTCTTGATGGGCAGAACTGCCATGGTGAGACTCCGTTGTGTTGCGTTGAGAGGCTGCACTGCGAGGGTTGGTTACCGCTTGGTCAAGCTGAGGGACAGCACCTGGAACGGCTCCACGCCGGGGATCGCTTTGCCAGCCTCGAGGCGCTCCCGGTAGGCGCCGTCGGACACCCGCTTCTGCAGGAGGTCAAAGGACTTGGTCTTCTTGATGTACTCGTAGAACTTGTCCCAGTCCTTGACCGTGGCGACGGTCTTACGCTGGAGGCTCGCCGTGGCGATGGTACCCTTCGCGCCTTCGATGGAGTCCTTACTGAAGGAGTTGATGATGTGCTCCTTGAGCGCGTGCTCCTCGTGCTCCACCTCGGTCACTTGCTGTGCAATCGCGTGTCGCTTCTCGCGCAGCTTGTACGCCTTGTCCACGCACGCCCCGATGGTCTTCGGGAAGATGTAGACCTTCTCCTCTTTTTCGGCCATGCTGTACTCCGTGTTTTAGGATTTCGGTTTTCGTTCTCAGCGGGTGGCGCGTCCACCCATGTCGGCGCTCTACCTCCGGTTCTACTTCTTGACCTCGGGGACCTTGCTGCCGACCTCGGCCTCAATCAGCAGCAAGTAGCGACGCAGGTCGCGGATGTCGTCCATGATGCCCTCGGCCCGCTTGTCGCCCTCCACAGCCCTGAAGATGTTGTAGTCGTACTTCCCGACGGCGAGTTCGAGTCGGTCCCATTTCCGCGCAGCCATCATGAAGGCGCCCACACCACCACGCTTCTTCCACGACGTGCCGTAGTTCATGT